TGATTCTAATTCTTCTTTACTAATTTTTGACATTTTATTAAATTTATAGTTATATTACAAATATATTAAATTAATCCCAGTCAGGTCTTAATGTTTCGTCTACAGGATTCTTTTTTAGTTCTATTTGTTTGTCTATGTTTTCTTTCATACTGTCAACATCTAATCTAGCTTCTAACCATCCAACTACATCTTCTTTAGTTAAATCAGCATATTCTATAAATGGTTCTTCAGGATTGTATTGTACTCCTAAAGCACCTATTGAACTTGCTGATACAGGTTCTTCTGAATCATCTTGACCTGTAAAAGACCAATGTACTGTATAAATTACATTGTCTAAGTCGTCTTTGTTGATTTTAGCATCTAATGCGTTTATTCTCCAATTATAAGTATTTGCCATATTTATTTATTTATTTTTAAACTAAGTCACATTGTATTAATTCTATTTCTGATGTTGTTGCGTTTAAATCCATTCTCATTAAATATCCAGTTCCCACAGGACAATGTGTTGTTGTTGATGCAGTTCCCCATTGATTGTAAGTTTGGTCTGAACCTCCTGGATTATCATAAAGTTTAGTTGTTAAAGATGAGTCAGAATAAATAACGTCTCCTACTGATAAATTTGAAGCATCACCAATAGAACCATCATAATAACCACTAAAAAGAGGGGAATCTTCTACAAACAAGTTAGTTAATTCTAATGAAAATGCTATTCCGTGAAACTCAGAATAGCTATGAGGAGCAGATTGGTCTACACCTGCACCTTCATATATCTTTACTAAAGAACCTGCTTGTGGAGTAGAACTACTACCAGACAAAGGTGCTTCAGCATTAGAGCTTCTACCTGCTTCTGTGTTTATTTGACTTGCCTTTATTTCTCCTGAACTTGGTAATGCCATTATTTACATTTATTTTCTAATCTTTCTACTTTAGCAGTTAATTCTTTTACAGCCTCTACTAATACTGCTGTAATCTTTTCATAATCTACTGTTTTATATTTTTCTTGTTTATCAAATATTACTTGTTTTTCTCTTACTATTTCTGGTATAACATCTTCTACTTCTTGTGCAATAAATCCTATATCTTTTTGTCCTTTTCTACTTCCATTGTTCCATACATACTCAACACCTTTTAGATTCATTACTTTATCTAAAGAACTTTCTAATGGCTTTACATTATCTTTTAATCTTTTATCAGATATAGTTGTAGAATAAGCAACAACATCTCCATCAACGTGTAAGTCTCCCCCAGATGTTATACGCATTCTTTCTGCAACAGTTTCGTTTGAAATTGTACTAAATGCTAAATAGCTGTCAACTGTACTTGGAGTTCCTGTCCATTGTTGTTCTGCACCAAAAGTTATTGCTTTTACTTGTCTTACAAAATCTCCACCACTTCTATTTAATCCAAAAGCTAAACTTACTGATTCAGCACCTGTGTTAGCTTGTGAGTTTGTAAAATAACCACCTACAATATTTCCTGCACTATTTTTATTTGTTTGTAAAATTTCAGAAGGCGAATCAGTTCCGATTCCTACGTTTCCTGAAAAAGTTGCGTTATTTGATGTATCTATTGCTAAAGCATATGCACTCCAACTACTTCCATTGTAATATCTTAAATTCCAGTTATTGCCGTCAAATAATTGTTGCCATCTTTTACCACTACTATTTTGCAAATAAAAAGTATCTAAAGATATTACATTTCCTGTAAAAGTTGTGTTACCAGAACTATCTATACGCATTCTTTCTGAACCACCACCAGTTCCAGTTAAAAACCTCATTCCAAGTTGTCCTCGTAAAAAAGAACCATCAATTACTGAATCATAACCTACTGCGTGTGTATTATCAGCTACTCCATTAAATCTTAATGAAGCTGATGCTGTAATCCCTACGTTTCCTCCATTAAAATAACTATCCCCATCACTATCAATTTCAACTTTTATAGCTCCAGAAGCATTTTTCAAAAAGAACAAAGCATCTGTATCTGCATTTTCATAAAACCCACCCAAAGAAGCACCATCGCTTGAAACAAAATGTTGTATATAGTTTCCTGCACCAGAACTTTTAATTTCAAGTTTGTATGAAGGGTCAATTCCAATCCCTACGTTTCCTGAACTGTCTATAACCATAGATGTATCAGTTGCACCAGAACCAGTTCTGAACTTAAAATCAGTAGCTGCAAAAGAAAGTGAATCCCAAGCATCTAAAGCAGAATTATGACCACCTACTACATTTTCGCTAAATGCACTCAAATAACCTATAATAACTTTTCTTGTTCCTTGTTGACCAAAAACAGCAGTACCTTTCCAAGAAGTTGATGGAGAATCAGTACCTCCAACTAATAATGTGCCGTTACTGTCTATACGCATTGCTTCAGATGTGCCTACCTTTATTCTTAATGGTCTTGCTGTTTGAGAACCATCTTGTTTACCTACTTTAATAAATGCAGAAGTAGAATCACCACCTATTGAAATCATTGATGCACTCGCTGTTAAACTTCTTGCAGTTATTTCTCCTCCTACTAATAATTTTGTATCATAGTTTGTAGTAAAGTTACCTGAAACAGTATCATTAATTCCTACGTTTCCTGCAGAATCAATACGCATTCTTTCTGTTGGTGAACCACCACTTGTTGTCCAAAAAGCTAAATCAGTTGGATTATTACTTGAAGCAGTATTTATAGCTTGTATTCCAGCACCACCTTTAAATTCAGAATCTCCTCCTAAACTTGTGGATGTAGCACCAAAAGATATACCTGTTTTTTTAGGATAAGAACCACCTGTTCCAGTATTTACATTTATTGAGACATTATCTGTTGCGTGATATAAACTTAATTTAGCATCAGGCGAAGTAGTTCCGATTCCTACGTTATCTTCTGAAGCATCTACAAACAAAGTGTCTGTGTCTACTATTAAATTTGAAGTGATATTTGCTTCTCCATTAACATCTAATGGGTATGCAGGAGCATCATTTCTTATTCCTAATTTTGCAGCTGAAGCATCCACAGTAAGAGTATCAAATTGATTTGTGTATGTGGCATTAACTACAAAATCTTTTCTTGTATATACTCGAGAACCTATACTTAAACTACCTGCTCCTAGTCCTGCTCCACCAACACCAATTTCAAAACCATCACCAACGTGTGTGTAAGCAATAAAACCTCCGTTTGTACTACTACTAGATTCAGCATCTTGAAAAAATAAGTGACCATAAGCCGTACTAGAAGAATATATTGTCAGTCCTCTATTTCCAGTACCGTCACCAATAATTAAATCATTTGCGTCACTTGTAAAACCTGAAGGACTTGCATTATTAATTCCTACTTGACTATTAGTTGAATCTACTTTAAGCGTACTTGTGTTTACTGTAAGGTCATCTCCATTACTAATAATCATTGACGTTCCGCCTGAAGTATTACCTATTGCAAGTATTTCAGCTAAGGTATCTTGTCCTTCTACTGCTGCATCTACATAACCTTTAGATGCTGCGTGAGTATCTGCTGTAGGAGTTTCTGGAATAGTTACCTGACCTACAAAACTTGCACTTCCAGTAGAAACAATATGACCTAAAGATGATATTCTAAATGCCTCATCTCCATTATAATTTGTGTGTAATAAAGCAGCTTCATCTCCATTATTGTCACCAGTATGTATTTCTAACCCACCAGAATCAGTTCCTGCTGATGAATCTATTTTTGCTATAACATTAGAACCATTAGCTGAGCCAGATATTGTTGTTCCTGTTGTTACAATAAGATTAGAATTAACATTTACATCTCCGCTAAATGTTCCTGTTGTAGCACTTACACCTCCTGCAAAAGTAGCATCTTGTGAAGTGTCTATCGTTAACGCTAATGTTTCTGCTGTATTAAATATTAAGTCTCCTGTAGCTGTAGTTATTTCATTGCCACCAGAACTTGTAATTATTCTAAAATCATAATCATCAGAGTTAGGTGCTTTTAAATCTATATAACCACCTGAAGCTCCACCTATTTCTATTCTACCAAAAGCAGAACCTTCAACACTTATTACATCATCTACATCTAATGTTCCGTCAATATCTACATCCCCACTAAATGTTCCAGTAGTACCTGATATCGTTCCACCTGTAACATTACCAGTAAGATTACCTGTTACATTACCTTCTAAATTAGCAACTAAACTAGCTACTGCATATCCTGTTCCACTTGTATTTACTGTTGTAGTAGGTTCTTCTTGTAAGTCTTTAAATAAATGAAATTTAGTATCTGAAGCACTTCTATAAAGTCCAGCATATAAATCCTGAGATCCTGAAGTATCATATAGGCCATAAAAACCTAGATCAACAAGATCAGAAGTATTATTATCATTTCCTACTATAATTAGTGGATCCTTGACACTTAAGGTGTCGGTATCCACAGTAGTAGTAGTTCCTTCAACAAGTAAATCACCTGTTACAGTTAGATCTCCTCCTATTTTAGAATTACCAGCAACTTGGAATGTAGTAGTAGGTGAAACTCCTATACCTATTCTAGTTGTTGATATATATAAAGGTGTATTATTTCCTACACCATCTGTAATCTGTTTAGCACTAGATGTTATGATTCCATTATCAGTTGCCTTTAAAAGTGAATCATAAGTATCAGATATTCTAGTTCCTGTTAAAGTCGTTCCCATAAATATCTATTTATTGTTATTGTTTTGTTTATTAAGTATTTTATCAATAAATACTTTTAATTTAACTACATTCTCCTGTTTAGGTTTATAAGTATTTTTTTTACTTATCATAAAACCCATCCATTGAAATTCTCATTCTTGTCAGGATACATTCCATCCTCATTAATATCATTATATTCTGGATATGAGTTACTATTGTTATCCATATAATCTAAAAACCTTCTAACATAAAATTCAGCCTTATCTCTAGAGCTGTCTACTAAAGATTTAATTTCTTGCATCGAAGGAGTCTCTGAAGACTCGCTTCGATGTCTAAAGACACCTCCATTACTAACCTGATATGAAGCAAACATATAATAGTCACTTTGTGCAAACCAGATTAGCATTGGTGTTAAGTAGTCGTTTAGGAGTGTTTTATATACTGCATTACCAGAATCATCAATAGTATCATTTATTATTAATGTTGATATTTTATTATATAGTTTAGTTCCTAAATAATTCTGAATATGAATGTCCTGAGCTACTTCAATAAACTGAATAAATTTATCAGCATCTACAGCACCTCCAATTATGGATTTTCTTCTTAAATCATCAGTCGTTATGAATAGTGCTTTCATCTTTTTTCTTTTTAAATATTGATTTAACTCTTTCTATGGCAGATAATTTTTCCCCAGTCTCTTCTTCTCTTTTGATTTTAGTCTCAATGTTATCAAGTTCAGTAAACTCAATTGGCTGAAGAGTTACAAAATAAAGATTTAAATATATGCCGTTAAACTCTAAAAGCTTATTAAAGCATTCTAAGAGCTGTTCTTGGAATGGCCTAATAACTATGTTGTCCATAAGGATAGAAGCTGTTCTAAGCTCTTCTGCGTTATTCCCAAAGCCTGTATTGTCTTTAATACCAAGCAATATTGGCGATACAATTCTATGGCCCAACATTATCTTTTCTCTAGCCTCATCTGCTAAGAACTGATATTGTGCGTGAGCATCTGGTAAATGTATTGGTTCTATATCTGCTTTTCTTTCTGGATCTTCATTAAAGGCTAATATAAATTTACCTGAATTAGAAGTTCCTCCAAATTTATCCTGGATCTTACCTTCTATTAATTGCTGAGCTTCTTCATCCGGAACACCATTATTAAAATTAATAAGTAAACTTGGCTGTAAACCATTTTTAATATTATTAATATGATAATTAGATACTTCTTCTTCTAAAGAAGAGTACTGTAAGGATCCGTGATAATCAACTGGAGCATAGTAATAGAATCCAGACCTATAAGGTTTAATGACGTAAAGCTCTCTGTATTCGCTTTTACTTCCGTAACCAAAAGCAGGAATCCTTTTAGGTTTATCGCTTGTTTTCATATCAGCCCATTTAGGATGATAGTAGTAAGCTTTTATTTGTCCTTTATCTGCTTTTTCAGCTCTAATAGTTTCCATTGGAAAATGAGTAACACTCGTTATAGCCGTTTTAGATTTATTATAAACAATTTGCATTGCAGCCTGTCCAAGTAATTTATAGTCATTTACGATTCTTTTTACCTGGTCTCCTTTTACAAGGTCTTTCATTCTAGCATACATTTCAGGTTTCTCCTGATTATCTGTAGCATCTATACCTCTACCGTAGATCATATCTACAATACCATTTATACAACAGGAATTTGTTGGACTACTTAAGTAAAGGTTTATTAAGTTGTCAAAATAATCATTGTTTTCTCCATAAGTTACCCACTCTTTATTATAATGTTCTTTTATTTCTGGTGTAGTATAACCCTGTAGATTAACAACTCTAATATTATTTTTATATGTTTTCTTTCTACTCATATTATATTGTTATATATTTTTGTCCTGAAGGGGAAGCGGTATGCTCATCATACTTTCCTGTGTTTAATGTATGAGGAATAGTTCTGTCTGTTTGAGCTGTACAATATGCCTTATCTCTGTATAATAAACTTCCTGATCTTGTAACCTCTATATAATACATTTTACTTTCAGATAAAATACTAAAAGTACAAGGTATTTCTATAAAGTTTCCACTATACGTTGCTGTTAGGCCTGTTAGTGTTTCTGTTTTTCTAGTACCATCTTCGGTAATTTTCAACTGTACATTACTGTCTTCTAAGTAAGATCTAGGTACAATTTTAATTGTTTGTGAAGTTGATATCGGTAATAGTATTATCATATATAGATAATCAAAAAAAACCTATTCTGTTTTAAATAAAAAAGCCCCACTAAAAAGTGAGGCTTTTATACAAATTAAGGATTGATTAGTTTCCTCCTCCTGGTATTCCTGATGGATCATCATCAACATCTACATCACTAGCAACTCCAGGTAC